AGGGCTTACTGGAATGGCGCAGACGCTACGTTCGGAGGTGCGCTGACCGCTACAACTGGAAATTTCACGACTATTGATACAACGACGATTGAAGCCACGAACGTCAAGGCCAAGGATGGGTCTACATCTATTCAACTTGCGGACTCAACTGGATATGTCGGTTTAGGAACTGCTCCATCGTATCGTTTGCACCTTACTGGCAGCACGGATGCTGGCGCCAGAATATTTGCAAGTTCAAGCGCTACAAGCGCAATCACTACATCTGCGCTGGAGTTATCTAGGACAACAACTGCAAGCGGCACTCGTGTTGTCGGTGGGATTTTGTTCACCCATACGTTGACTGACAGCACGAAATCAACTGCGGGTCAGATTACGCTCACTGCTACAAATACTCCTGGCGCAGAGGCGTCTGAATTGGCTCTTGAGGCCAGTTCTATTGTTTTAAGCGGCACTGTAACCGCTGCTACGCTGAACTCCACCACCATCGACACGACCAACATAGAGGTCACGAACGTCAAGGCGAAGGATGGTACGGCGGCTATCGTCCTGACGGACTCTACCGGGGCTGTCACCGTCTCTACAGCACTCACGGCTAACGGCGGGGCTGTGTTCAACGAGAACGGTGCAAATGTCGACTTCCGGGTAGAAGGTGATACGGATGCCAACTTGTTATTTGTTGATGCTAGTGCGGATTTTGTTGGGATTGGGACGAGTTCGCCCAGCTATAAACTGGATGTAATTCAAGACGCCAATTCTTTTACTGGCGCACGTTTTAGAAACAATGATTCAGGCTCAAGTGCATACTCTGGCGTTGCAATTAACGCATTCGGCAATAGCTGGGCTATGCGGATGGGGTCAATTGCCGCAAACAGCAACGCCCTCCAGTTTGTGCAAGACGCGCTAGGCACACCTGTTGTAAGGGCAACTCTTGATACCTCCGGCAACCTCGGCTTGGCGATGACGCCTTCCTTCCGCTTGGATGTCACGGACGCAGCAAACTATGCGCCCATTCGACTGACCAGCGCCGCAGGCACCAGCATTCGTTTTGATACCACACGCAGCTTCACCGTTAACCGCAACTGGCTTGTTGGGGTTGACCATCTCTCGGAGGGGTCTTTCGCCATTATTCCCTCGACGGCGATTGGAGGTGGAACATTCTCCAACCCCGTTTACGCAGTCGGCTCGAACGGAATTCATACGTGGAGTAACGGCTCCGGCTCAGAGCTGATGAGGTTGAATAGCACCGGGTTGGGCCTCGGAGCCTCCTCATTCAAGGGCAAGTTTGCGGTCGCGGCCGCTACTTCCACAACGCTTGGAGATCAGGCCACCGCAGGTATTAACCTCGCTGGGGCGGGAGCAAACAACGAGCGCGTGCAGATTTTGCTTGGCGCTCTGTCGTTCTCCAACACCTACTCGCCGGTCTCCATTGGCTACCTCAACACGAATCAGGCCGGTAACTGTGCCGGGGCAATTACTTTTGCAACTCGGGATGTCACCACGGATACCGCGCCGACCGAGCGCGCCCGCATCACCAGTGGTGGCAACTGGCTGGTGGGCACTACGTCCGACATCGCCGGGAACGGTGCTTATGGGGTCTTCGGCAATAGCAGTTCCGCCGGGGCCAACAAATGGGCTGCTTACTTCGGCACCAATTCTTCGAGTTCGGGAGCCGCGCCAAATTTTGGCTTGACCATCGGCTGGAACAAGTCTGGGGGTGGAGGTGAGTCGAATATCGTCTATGGAACAGGCGTCGGGTCTACCCCGGCACTTGCTTTTGGGTCTTCGGATGGGACTACGTACACCGAACACGCCCGTATCACCAGCGGGGGTGATTTGCTGGTGGGGACGACGGACCCTTCTCTGACGACCGGCAACGGGATTAAACTGCTTGCCGGTACCGGGGCTGGCGAAAATCTTGTTATTAATTCCAGCGCATCTACTAATGCAACAGAAGGTTTTATGATGTACTCCACTGGAGCTGGAGCTTATCGCTTCTATGTCCAGTGGGATGGAAAGATTAATGCGACCAGCACCACAATTGCTGCGATTTCTGACGAAAGACTCAAAGAAAATATTAGGCCGCTTGATTTTGGTTTAACTGAAATCTTGTCGCTCAAACCCCGGCGGTTTGATTGGAAAGAAGGGAAAGGTCAAAACATTAAAAATGCTGTTGGCTTTGTCGCTCAAGAATTTGAGACGGTATTTCCAAATTCAGTCGGCATGACTAAGGCTGGTGAAGATGGGGTGGAGTACAAAAATATTTGTCATGAGGAACTTATCCCAACTTTGGTTAAAGCCATGCAAGAACTCGTTGGGCAAGTTAACGATCTTAAGGCCGAAGTGGCCGCACTCAAAGGAGCCTGAGATGTTCCTAATCGACGGCAAGCCTGTAGACCTTACTAACCCAAGCTTATGGGGCGGGAGTATCAAACTCAAGCCCGGTGGGTCAATTCAGCATAACCAAACTCGTGTGGAAGCTCACCAACCCTGGTGCGACTCGGTGAATACGCTTCTCTTGTCTAACCCGCCGCAACCGGCAAAATGCAACTGTAAAGGAAACTAATCATGGATTGGCAAGTCTCAAGCATGGAATGCCGTGTGCAAGAAGGCGATCTCTCGGATGTTGTCTATCTTGTTCACTGGCGCTGCTCGGCAACAGAGGTCGATGGTGATAAGCCGTATTCCGCCTCGGTATACTCAACCTGTTCCGTTCCCGCTCCCGACGCCTCCTCCTTTACAAGTTACGCTGACTTGACGCAAGATCAAGTCCTGGGATGGGTTTGGGCGAACGGGGTTGACAAAGACGCTACCGAAGCCGCTGTAGCACAGCAGATTGCTCTACAGAAGAACCCTGTTGTAGTGTCACCACCTCTGCCCTGGGTGTAATCATGGAACTGGAAGGCCGCTTCTCTGCTCATGAACAGGTCTGCGCTGTTCGATACGAAGGAATCAATGCTCGGCTTAAACGGTTAGAGCAAATCCTTATTGGCAGCGCAGGGTTTATCATTGTGCTGTTGCTAGGTTTAGTTCTAAAGGTCTGACATGATCGAGGTTGCCGTAGCACTGGCCACTGCCGAGGCTGCGGTAGAGGGCATCAAGAAAGCCATATCCATCGGTAGGCAGGCCAAGGACTGTCTAGGCGAGTTTATGAGCCTGTTTGACGCTCAAGACCAGATCCAGAAGGCCAGCAACGAGGAACGCGCTAAAAAGCCCGCTATGCAGCAGGAGGCTGCTGCTAGTAAGTCGGCTATGTCGGAGGCCTTGGAGTCTGTTATCGCAGCCCGTAGGGTGCGAGAGATGACCGAGGAGCTACGACAGTACCTCATCTGGTCTGGGCAAGGCGATGTGTGGGACGAGATACAGTCTGAGCATAATGCAGTCGTGCAACGGCGAAAGGCGGCTGAATTGGCAGCTCAGCGTGAGAAAGAACGGCTAGAGAAACAGCGCAAGGAACGAGCTTTGCTGGCTGTTGTTGTCGGTCTTGGCGGGATCATCCTGTATCACATCAGCGCATACATCTATGAGGCATGGCCGCGATGAAAGACGAAAAAGACATTCTTGCTTTTACTCTGGCAATCTCAGGTTTTGTCATCTGCTTGTTGATTAGCTTTGTATGGTGAGCTATGAACCTGACCACAGAACAGCTTGAAGTCAGAGTCTGGGCGGTTATTGCCCTGTCACTCACATTCATCCTTGTCGTGTCTGTTGTCTCCATTATCCTCGGCGTGCTATTTGTCGAGCATGACATGGAGAACATCAGCCCGATTGATGAGAAATTTCTATCAATCTTGAAAGACGTAATGATGTTGTCTATCGGCGCTGTCGGTGGTATCGCTGGCCGCCAGGGTGCCAAGGCAGCAGCGAATCTTTTAAAAGGGGATGGCGATGATTCCACTCGGCCCGCTGCTTGAGGTTGGCTCTAAGATCCTAGATCGGGTCTTGCCTGACCCGGAGGCCGCTGCTAAAGCAAAGTCGGAGCTTGCAGCGTTAGAACAGAACGGTGAACTTGCTCGGATGGCGAATGAGACCAAGCTGTTCGAGCTGAACGTCAAGAATACTGATTCTGCCCGCCAGATGCAGGTTGCAACCCGTAGCAAGATTCCTGCGATCTTGTCCATCGTCACCGTTGCTGGGTTCTTTGGCCTGTTAGTCGGGTCTGCGCTTGGCTACATGACGCTAACAGGGTCTGACGTAATGATGCTGCTTCTCGGGGTGCTCGCACGAGAAACCGCTTCTGTCTATAACTTCTGGCTTGGATCGTCCAACAGTTCGCAGCAAAAGGATATGCTGAAAAAATGATTACGCTCGAACAACTGCGGGTATCAACTGGAGCAACAGAGGTCAACGCAGCTAAATACCTGGATGCCATCAACAATGTTCTAGGTTTGTACCAGATTGACACACCTCGAAAGATCGCAGGTTTCCTGAGTCAGGTCGGGCACGAGTCTGGTGGGTTGTCTATCGTTGTCGAGAACCTTAACTACCGTGTCGAGGCTCTGCTGTCGATGTTTGGTCGGCACAGGATTAGCGAGGAAGATGCCAAACGGTATGGGCGGACTCCAGATAGACCTGCCAATCAGGAAGCCATCGCAAACTGTCTATACGGCGGTTCCTGGGGTTCTAAGAGCCTGGGTAATACCGAGATAGGTGACGGCTGGAAATATCGCGGTAGAGGCTTAAAACAGCTCACAGGTCGGCTCAACTATCGTATGTGTGGGGATGCTCTAGGGTTGACCTTGATCGACGATCCTGACGCGCTTGCAGAGCCTACAGCGGCGGCATTGTCTGCTGGCTGGTTCTGGGCATCTCGCAGACCGATGGGGATAGAGGAAGCCGCCGAGAATCAAGATGTAGCCACGATGACTAAGTTGATAAACGGCGGCGATATCGGGTTGACTCAGCGCACAGCGTTGTTCCGTCGTGCGCTGGAGGTTTTAGAAGGGTAGGTCGTCTTTCGGACGAGGCTCCATCAGACTAGCCCAGCCATCCCAGTTGACCGGGATAGTGTCTAGCTTGATGGCGAGTTTGCCTGATTTAGTCTCCATTACCGTTCCAATCTTGGCCCAGCGTGTTTTTTCTTCTCCATCTTTTGTGTATTTGCCGATTGCTGCTGAGATTTCGTACTTAATCATTTTTGTTCCAGTTTGCTGATTGCTGTTTGGGTTTCGTTCAAGAAGTCGCGGACTTTGTTTTCCAGGTCGGTTATAGCCTCCTGTGTTGGTTGGAACCTGACGACGAACAAGCGCAAATGCTCCGGTAGGCGTGGATCGAAACTCACAAAATCGCACCATTTTTTCCCTGTCACTGCGAGTTGAGCCATCATCTGTGGTTGATGTTTGGCAGGTGATTTCTTGCCAAGAATCCAGTCTAGATGAGTGGTGGTGTTGGGACACTTGATCTCGATGAGCCCCTCACCTACAACCCCGTCTGGAGACGCGCCGAACCACTCTATAGACGGGTGTTTGATGAAGCCAACTTCCTCGACTAGATCGTGCTCAGCCTGATACGCAGCTCGGGCTAAGGGTTCAGTTTCGGTGCCCCATTGCATTGCAGCGTTGGTGAACGACTCTTGTTGCTGTCCGGTGAGCCTCTCAGCTATCAACTGAACCATGTAATTCCTGCGTGTAGCCGTGTCTTTGCCTGCAATGGCGTCCGATACCCTGGATGCTGTGACATGCCCTAACCGCGCCTGGAACCACTCATCTGTGCGCTGGTTCATTTTTTATACGCTCGCACAAAGGATTTCATTGGGTATCTCCAGATTGGCTGATCGTAGAACCTGCGCTGGTGAAGCTCATGTTCTTGCCAGAACAAGTGTGGTTTGGCTTTCTTGATAGCCGCGATCGTGTCGTCCAATGCCTTGTTGTCACCGATCTTTTGATACGGCAGCTTCCAATCGACTTTGCGAACGTACTGTTTCAGTTCTGGGAACATTTTTCGACTCCTGTTTGTGTGATGCTGTAGGACAACATTGGCTTGCCGTTGATGAGTTTGGCGCCTGCACGCTCGATAAACCCTTTTCTCTCCAGTTGGATTAGCCTGGGTGAGATCGACCGATACAGAACCTCCGGCATGCTGTCAGCGATTTCCTGGCACGTTTGGTTAGGTGTGTCATGCAAGCGTTTAAGAACCTTCATTGCTATCGTCTCTGCACGCTGGGGAGTCATTGCATTTTTGCTTGTCTCCGGGTCTGTGGCGCGGGACATTGGCATAAATGGCCACGGGCTATTTAGCATTTGATAACTCCATCAGTTGCGCTTTCCTGTCGTTCTTTGCAGATTCCAGCATGGCCAAGGCTGACTTGTTGTTTTGGAAGACTTTGTAAGCCTGGGCGTAGGCTGTCTTAAGGTCGTCCATAGATGCCGCGGCATACATAGCATCCAGCATGGGTTTCGGGTCTTGCTTGCTGGCAGCGTTACCGTCGTCGTCCTCTGGGGCTACCGCGCAGGCGGTCATAAGGCTATACCTACGAGCGTAACTAAGCGCCGAGCCATAGCCCTGTGGGTCGTGTTTGCTGGCAGGAACATGGAGTTTCCCTGCTGAGTAGGTCTCGCCTGACTCGTGTACAAACACTGTTTCAACAATCACCCCGTCCTGGCACTCGTGCGTCTGCTGGATAAGCGCGATGCCGTTGATGTTGAGTGCGTCTATCACCGCTTCTACGACTGCTGCGAGATCGGCGTATCGACTCTTAAAGTGCGGGTTTGTTGATGACTTGAGAGCTGGGCCGAATGCCCTCTGTGCCTTCACTAACGCTGTTGCTATCTGTTGCATAGTTCCCTCTGAATGATTGCCACTTGTTGATGTACTGTTGCTGCTCTGATGGAGGCACCCAGCCGTGCCTCTTAAACGTGTTTAGGACGTTTGTTGCTGCTGCTGGCGTCCACACAAACTCAGGATTCAAAATAGATCCCAAAGAAACCTCCCGATAGTTGATACCTCTCCCACTGACATGTCTACTAGGGTAATCCCTAGCATGACTCCAAACGCTACGAATACGGCTACCTGAAGAATCTTCATGCCGCCCACCCTTGTTTTTTGTAGAACGCAAACACGATCTGCTTGGCGCGGGTTTCAACGAACAAGTCACGGAGTTTGTCGGCAACCCAGATGACCTCAGACGGGTTGCGGCGGATTGCATCCTCGATCTGGTTTTGAACGTCCAAATAACGGTCGTCCAGGTTGTCATACATGAAGTCTGCAAACTCGGACTGCGGCATAGATTGATATTCTTCTAGCGCGTCTTTGCGAGCTGCGTCCCACATTTCCTGTTCTGCGCCAGACCAGAAAAACACTTCAGAGTCATCAAGAATTGGTTCTTCGTACATTGCAATCTCCCGTGTTGGTGAAGCCATTGTGCTGGTTTGGCGTGTGCTTGACAAGGAAAATATTTTTATAGATTTCACAGCATCGTTAGTTTTTCTCTATTGCAGCTTAGTAGCAATGTGTAGTATTCTAGCATTTTTGGAGGAGCAATGAATCCGTACTTGAAGCTGGCAATAGCGATGCTTGGCGGCACGAACGAAGCCGCGCAAAAGCTCGGTGTATCTCGGTACTCCATCTATCAATGGAGTCAGGCAATCCCACTTAAGAGGGCTTTGCAGATAGAGGAGATGACGAATGGGCAGGTGTTGGCGTCTCAACTGAAACCGGAATTCTTCAATGAACTTAACCGCACGATCAATGGCCCTGCTGCGTGAGCGAGGCTACACAGTGGCGACTGTTGAGCATTACAACGCTTTCACCAAGCGCAAGCATGACTTGTTCGGCTGTATCGACCTGCTGGCAATCGGCAACGGTGAGACGGTGGCTGTCCAGGTGACAAGCAAATCCAACCTAGCAGCTCGCAGACACAAGGTCGAGGAAGCCGAGGCTTATCCTGAGATGCTGCGGTCAAAGTGGCGCGTCATCCTGCATGGCTGGTTCAAGGAAGGCAATCGCTGGCAGTTGAAGGAGGTTGAGCTGTGATCTTCCTGCTTACAAACGAGAGTGCCCGTAAACAGGCCTTAGAAGCCCTCAGAAACGTCAAACTGGGCATGGTTGTGCGTATAGAGCCATCCAGCCGTACAAACGCTCAGAACGCCTTTTATTGGGCCTGCCTATCCGCCATCAGCGATCAGATTCGTCCAGGGAAAGAGCACAGCAGGGATGTGTGGCACGAGTATTTCAAACAGTTGTTCCTGCCGACCAGGATGCTGGAGTTGCCAAACGGTCAGTTGGTAGAGCAGCAAGCGTCGACTGCGAGTCTCAACAAGGCCGATTTCTCAACATATGTTGAACAGGTGTTGCAATGGGCGACGGAGCGGGGTCTGACCTGGACAGACGATATGCATGTTATGCGTGCGGAAAACGCCATGCTTCAGCCAGAATAATCGTTCTGCCAGACGGGACAGAGGTTGGCTTGCAGTCGAAGGAATACGCTCTTTGGTGCGAGGCTAAGTGGTATCTGTCTCAGACAAAGCGCAAGCAGGCTGAATACATTGACAAGTTGTCGGACGCCAGAAAAGACCAGTTGAGGCCGTATGTACAGAAGCAAAAGACTCTTGCAAGCCGTTAGCACGCTTTCCTGCCAGCACTGCGGGATGGATGGCATGACCCAGGCAGCGCATGCCAACTGGGGTGTCTACGGTAAAGGGTTGGGGATGAAAGCTCACGATTGCTTTGTGGCGGCATTGTGTGTTGACTGCCACAGGGAGCTAGATCAGGGTAAGAACTTGTCGGCAGATGAGCGTCAGCAGATGTGGGAGGCGGCTTTTAGAAAGACGCTGGTGGCGCTGTTTGAGTCTGGAAGGTTGTCTGTTAAGTAGTAAAAGGGTGTTTTCCACTAATGGAGGTTGATATGAAAAAAGTCTTGTTGGCTGTAGCGTTGTCCGTGGTTGCTGGTGCTGCGTATGCTGCTTGTACTACGCACACTTATTTCGTCAACGGCAAGATGGTGATGTGCCAGACTTGTTGCTATGGCACGAACTGCACCACCACATGCTATTGACATTCATCTAAGTTCACGGTAATCTAAAACTGTTGGTGTGGAAGCCGACAGAGCCGTTTAGCCTGACTCCGACCCCGATAGGGGTAGCCTTAGCCAAAAACTAGGGTTCTTCCACCGGGGTCAGCCTAAGCGGCTTTTTCGTTTCTACGGCCAACCGCACTCCGAGCGAGATCAAGAGCCTGCATGGGCTGCGCGGAAGAAAACACAGGCCAATCCGACACCCTGATTGCGAGCCTACCAGCCTGTCTGCGAGGGACTGGTGTAGACGTTGGAGCCCGAGGTGGCATGACCACTTCAACATCGAAACAGTCGCAGCCGCTAGGTACTCTGGCCCTGTCACAGGATGACAGTGGTGGGAGAGATGGAAGCCAGACCTTGGCTACCACCCTGGGGGAACTATGCCTAAAACACAGAGTGTTAGACAAAAGCTATAGATACAGACAAATCTATAAAAAAGTTTTTTACACAAGCATGGAAAAATTACTTAAAGTAGCAACACCTCAACTTCTTTATGGAGACTTCCATGCACAACCAAATCGCCGCTCGCAACTTCTCATCGAAAACCCTTAAGGCCCTTTCAGCAAAGGGTGTTCGCCTCCTGTCAACAACCATCATCCCTAGCGATGGCGAGATGCCATTCGCGAATGGTGATCACGGCTACTTTATTGACGACAACGGCACTGGTCGTGTCTTGACCCATCGCCAAATACTGGAAATTGTTGCATGAAGCCGGAGGACGTAAGCATAGGGTGCTGGGAGGACTTCCTGGCACACCGAAAATCCAAACGGGCAATCGTGACTGATCGCGTGATCAAACGAATCCGAGAAGAGGCAAACAAGGCTGGATGGTCTTTAGAAGAGGCGTTGAACGAATGTGTAGACCGAGGCTGGCAAGGATTTAAAGCTGAGTGGGTCAGCAAACGAGACCGAAAACTGGAGATGATCTTTGGAATGGGAGATGCCAATGGCAGATCAGTATCCGTTAGCCGCACGATTGATGCAGAGGTTCGCAATCCTTTACGGCTGGCAAAAGGTTAAGAGTCAGTACCTGGACGACGACAACGCAATCATGGCTGCAAACGAGTCATGGCAGCGCTTGCTAGAAAAACAGCCTATCCATGTCATACGGCGTGTCTTGCAAGAGCTGGAAACGCACCCTAGAGAGTGGCCGCCAAACATGACTGAGTTCGCTGGTCTGTGCAGGGAGTTCAACAGGGTCGAACAGCGCGAGAACGTAGCCCTGCCAGCTCCTAAACAGATCACGGATGAAGGCAAACGGGTTTTGGCTCAACTTAAACAAGTTCTTGAAAGCAAGAGGGTGAAATGACTTGTCGCTGCGAAGACGAGAAGCACAAATATCCGCTGACTCCAGACCAGATCGACCAGACTGGTGACTGCGCTGTTGAGATCTGGATATGCCTGGAGTGCGGGGCACAGAGAGTGCGGGTTTTCCCCAATAGACCAGATGAACAACTTCCGAGAGACTACGAATGATGTGTCCTGCATGCACAAGAGATGTAAGGCACAGAACTGTCAAGGGTGAGTTTCGGTACTACGCTTGCCCGTGCGGTGAGAGATGGAAAACACAGGAAGTTATCCGAGAACGTGGGGTGAAGTTTGAACCCCGCAAAAAACGAGGTGAAAAATGAGCGTAGAAGCAGAACAGAAAAAACCAGAAATCAAGGCAATGATGACGTTTGTATTGGCCAATCGTATCGTTGAAGCGTGGAACAAAGACTCTATAGGGATGAGTGTTCCAGGTTTGCTTGAATATCTGGAAAGCCAGAATATATTTCAAAACCTAAAAAGTCACATAAGAAAAATGTTAGCTCAAGCCAATCCGAAGGCTTCTGACGCGCTATGGGATAAAGACTTGCGTGGAGCGATTGCTGCTTTGCGTAAGTATGGATTAGTTGAGCACAGTAAAAAGTGGTCGGGCGTAAATACTCGTGGTTATGCAATAAGTTCTAGTAGGTTTGCTGGCAGGTTTAATTCGCCCCAGCATGATTGGAAATACATAAAACCCGTTCGCAGTCGTTAAGAGGTAATAAATGACCAAAGACGACATCCTGCGTATAGCCAAGGAAGCTGATGTATGGGTTGCTGGTCGCAAGCCATATCAGACGCAGCTAGAACGCTTTGCAGACCTCATCCTGGAGCACCTGCGGTGGGACGGTATCCACACATGCAGCGACCAGTGCCAGCGTCCTGTCTGTGTTGCGGTGCGTGAAGCGGTCAAGGCCGAGCGTGATCTGCTTATTCGTGAAGTCATAAGTATCGCCGACCGTCGCGGCGCTTATCAGGTGATGGACGACATCATCGACCGGTTTGGAGTTGAGCTATGAGCATGTCGATGCACGAATACGAACAGTGGTCAGTCAGAATGAAACAGGAGAAAGAGATGAACGAATCAAAGGCAGGTATGGTTATTGGAACTGCATACATTGAAAAGACCAAACAAGACCCGCCCATAGTTGTACAGATGAACATCTTGGATAAACAGCTTGCGGTATTGCAGGATCACATCTTCCAGCTTGAATCAAAACTTTCCCCGGTCTTGCAAGAAGTTCCTCCAGCACCACAAGAGCAAGAACCCGGCATCCAGAAACAGCTTTTCGGGTCGTCTGCATTATTCAACGGTCTGCAATCGCTGAACGGCCATGTCACCAGACTACAAGCGCGGATTATTGAAATCACTGAACGGGTTGAGGTATGAGATGGCTAACATAAAACCCGTAGACATCCCCAACCAATATAAAGAAGCCGCACAAGAAGTTTTGCAAGAGGCGATGGATGAGAACCCAGACACGGTGATTATTTTGTCGTTCTGGAAAGATCGTGGTCATTTCAAGATCAAAACATCTACGGTGCCTGATCGGTTGATGTTGATCGGTGCTATCGAGGAAGCCAAGGCGAAAGTTATTTCGGATGGGTACGCACCATGAGCATCGAGGTCATGAAACAGGCGCTGGAGGCGTTGGAGACATTGGCGCGGTATGAGAATCCAGAAACACGAATACAGGTCAGGAAGCCGAAAGACGGCGGCCCAATAGTGACCATGTATCCACACAAGGTTGCATCTGATGCTGCTGCCGCCCTCCGCGCTGCCATCGAGCAGGCAGGGAAGCAGGAGCCGGTAGGCGAAGTTCTGAATGAGCGTGGTGAGGTTGACTACATCAGCTATGTGCCGCCAGTCGGAACGCCCCTCTACGCAGCACCACAATCAATCAACGATTTCAATCCTGACTGGGACACGGTAAAGGCATACGACGAAAAGTTCGCTGAGATGCTGGATGAGCAGCAACGGCTGAGAGCTGAACTTAAACGGACGGAACAGCGGCTGCACGATGTGGCGACACTTTGCGCGAATGTTGAAGGTGTATTGAAAGCGGTTAACACCGCAGCCATGAAACTGACCGCCGATCTAACTTGCATGGACGTTGACAACGATGATCGACTGGATCGTGACCACGTTATGGAACGAGTTATGCGGTGGCGAAACGAGTGGGACAGGGCGATGTTTGAATACAAGCCGAAAGTTACACAGCGAAAGCCGCTGACGGATGAGCGGATCGCACTGATTGCTGCGGCGTCTGGCGGGCTGGCGTCTGACTTTGTAATCACTGTTGCTCGCGCCATCGAAGCCGCGCACGGCATAGGGGAGAGGAAATGAGCATTGAGGTCATAAAGCAGGCGCTGGAGGCGTTGGAGATGTA